ATCTTCGCGGCACTGCGGGAAAACAAGACTGCAAAAAACTGATCGTCCTCAGCCGCATGATAGCCACCGACGAAGATGCGCTCATCTGCGATCTGGCGGAAACGTATCACATATATGATTACAGATCGCTGTCACCGCGCATGGCAGCGATCTTTTCGTGCGGTCTGAGGGACGACAGCAGGATAAAACTCGCTCTGGCGGGGAGCAGATACCCGCTGGATACACTGCTTAACGTGCTGACTTACGATGCCGTGAGCTGGCTCAGGTGGGCGCAGTCGAAAGATGCGCATGACGGCGGCGAACCGCCCGAAAGACTATATGATGCGCTGCTCGGGCTTGCCGGAGATACAAATGACAACGATATATTGACCTTCGATAGCCCCGAAGCCTTTGAAGCAGCGAGAGAAATGATACTGAAAGGAGGGGTATGATGGCAGGAACAAGTCTGGCGAAAGCATATGTGCAGATACTTCCCAGTATGGAGGGGTTTCAGAGCGCCGTTGAACAGGCGCTGGGAGACTCGGGAACAAGCATGGGCAGAAAGGCAGGCGGCAGTTTCGGCGCAGGATTTGCAAGCGCCGCAGGTTCGATAGCAAGAGCAGGGCTGACTGCCGTTACTGCGGCGGCGGGAGCGACCGCTGATCTCGCAAAAGCCGCAGTGGATACAGGCAGAGAGTTCGACAGCGCCATGTCGCAGGTGTCGGCAACGCTGGGACTTTCCGCCGAAGATATAAAAAATAACGTGGACGGTGCGGGCGAAACGTTTGAAGCGCTCCGCAAGACCGCAAAAGAAATGGGCGCTGAAACGAATTTCTCCGCAAGTCAGGCGGCAGAAGGTCTCAACATACTGGCGATGAGCGGTTTTGATGCGTCGCAGTCTATCAGCATGGTGGACGATGTGCTGCATCTGGCGGCTGCGGGTTCTATGGATATGGCAAGCGCGGCAGGGTATATCAGCGGTGCGATGAAAGGCTTCAACGATGAGACCAAAAATTCGCAGTACTATGCAGACCTTATGGCTAAAGGTGCAACGCTTGCGAATACTTCCGTGTCGGAACTGGGCGATGCGCTTTCGGGCGCGGCGGCTATGGGTTCGGCTTACGGGCAGTCTGCGGAGGACATGACAGTGTCTCTGCTGAGACTTGCCGAACAGGGCGAAGTCGGTTCAAATGCGGCAACGATGCTCTCGGCGGCGATGGCAAACATCTACACCCCGATGGATCAGGCTAAAAAGGCTATGGACGAGCTGGGTGTGTCCGCATACGACGAGTCGGGCGGCATACGCGAATTCAATGCCGTCATAAACGATCTCAACGAAGCCATCGAACGCAATTCGGGCGGCAACGAAGAGCTTGCGAACAAGTACAAGGACCTTATCTTCGGCAAGCAGGGACTTGCGGCATATAACAAGCTGGTGGTCACAGGCACAGAAAAACAGGAAGAGTGGGCGCAGGCTCTCGCCGCCGCAGGTGACGGTGCGGGCGAAGCCGCTAAGCAGTACAGCACCATGACGGATAATCTTCAGGGTGATATAGATATATGGAACTCGGCGCTGGACGGCTTTCGGATAGCCCTTTCGGACAGGCTCATGCCAACTGTGAGAGAGTTCGTGCAGTTCGGCTCGGACGGTCTCAGCAAGATCACCGCAGGCTTTGAAGAGAACGGCATCAGCGGTGCTGTGACGGCTTTCGGCGAAGTGCTGTCAGATCTGCTCGCAAAGATCGGTGAGATACTGCCGCAGGTGCTGACAGCGGGCAGTTCGCTGATACTGACACTGGCGCAGGGCATAGCCGACAACACACCTCAGCTGATGACAGCGCTCACGGAAGCACTGGCGACCGCTGTACCTCAGCTCGCGGAAGCGGGCGGCATACTGCTGGGGGCGGTGTTCACGGGCATCACCGAAAACCTGCCCGCACTGCTTTCTGCTGCTGTGAGCATAGTGACGACCCTTGCAAACGACATTGCAGAAGCTATGCCCGCGCTTGTACCGCAGATAGTCGGCATAGTGCTGTCGATAGTGGAGACACTCACCGACCCCGATGTGCTGGTGCCGCTCCTGAATGCGGCATTAGCTGTCATTCTGGGGCTGACTGAGGGTCTGCTGACAGCTCTGCCTGAGCTGATAGACAGGCTCCCCGAGATCATAGAAGCGATAGTTGAAACGCTGGTGGAGTTCGCACCCGAGTTGTTTGAAGCGGCATTGGTCATCATCGAAAAGCTGGCTGAGGGCATCATCAAAAATCTGCCAAAGCTGGTCTCGTCAGCGGTGCAGATAGTGCTGACACTGGCTTCGGGCATAGCGGGAGCGCTTGACAGGCTGATAAAAAAAGGCGGCGAGATAGTTGACAGTGTAAAAAACGGCTTTGAAGCGAAAGTTCAGGACGCTAAGATGTGGGGCATAGATATGATAGACAACTTCATCAGCGGCATAAAGGAAAAGTGGGAGAGCCTGAAAGACACGGTCAGCGGGCTGGCTGATACCATAAGCAGTTATATCGGCTTTTCCGAGCCTGAGATAGGTCCGCTGTCAGACTTCCACACCTACGCGCCCGACATGATGGACCTTTACAGCAAGGGCATACTGGACAACTCCTACAAAGTCGAGAACAGCGTCGGCAGACTGATGGGGAGCGTGCGAGATGAGTTCAGCCCTCCCGCATACAAGCCCTACAATGCGGCACAGAGCGCTTCTGCGGCGGCATCTGCACAGGGCGGTGTCGTTACCCTGCGGCTGACAGATAACGCAAACAGGCTCATCGCAGAGGGCACAGCGCCCGTCATAGATGTGATAAACGGAAATTCGGTGGCACTGAGCGAAAGGGGGCTTGCAAGTGTTTGATGACAAAAGTTTAGGGCGGCATTCGATAAAATTCGGCGGGCGCGGCAGTAAGCGGGACATGGGGCTGATACTGACCGATGCGGACATCGGGAGCGTACAGCTAAAGACCGTTGATGTAAGCATACCTTATAACAATCGCCCACTTAGCTTTGACTTCTCGCAGATCTGCGGAGAGCCGATATATCAGCCGCGAAAACTGCGGTTTGAATTCGCCATGACCGCACCATCTGCGCGGATATGGCAGGACAGATACCGCAGTGTGTGTACGTGGCTGATGCGTCAGCCAAGAGGCGAACTGTATTTCGATGCCATACGCGGCTATCACTTCACCGCACGGTGCGACAAAGTCGGCATCGAGCAGATGTACAACGACCACACAGGGCGCATATCTGCCGAATTTACGGCAGACCCTTTCATGCGTTCGGAGGACTATGCAGACATCGCGTGGGACAGTTTCAGCTTCACGAACGACTGCCTTAATCAGGACAAGATACTCGCGGCATTTAACCGACGAATAGAGTTTTACAGCTTTGCCGACAAGGAGATAGTCCCGCGCCTGATGCTGGAGTCAATGACCGATACAAGCGGGCTTCTGGGCTATGTGGTGCTTAACGGCGAGCGGATAAGCCCGATACAGCACACCGTAAAGCAGTGGTTCAGGCAGGACGGCTTCGTGGTACTGCCCGGCAGGAACACACTGCTTGTGCGCGGCAACGCACAGCTGGTCATAGACCTTGTGGAGGAGGTGTTGTAATGTACAGCGTATACGCAGACAGTCTGCTGATAGGCGACCCGTCACCGATGGGCGAGAACGCTCTGACGGGTACTATAACTAAGGCGGTGAACGGTATAGACAGCTTTGTTTTCCGCATTTACGGCAACAATGCGGGGTGGTATAAGCTGGAGTGCCTGAAAACGCACATAGATGTGGAGGACTGCATCACAGGCGATAAGGACACGTTTCACGGCAGAGTGCTGACCATCTCGCCCACGATGGAGTCAAGCGGGCTGATATACAAAGATGTGCAGTGCGAGGGTGAACTGTCCTACTTGCAGGACAGCACGCAGTTCTACCACAGCCTGCGGGCAGTGCCCATATACGGCGTTATCGGGGTCATGCTCGATGACCACAACGCACAGGTGGACGACGACAAAAAGATATATCCCGGTCAGATAGCAACGGGCATATCAGTCACCCGCGAATGGGGCTACGGCAAGACATGGGAGACTTTGCAGGATCTCCTTTCCGACATCGGCGGGGAGATAAGACTGCGCTATGCGGACGGCAGGCGTTATCTCGACTACACCGACAGCACGTTTTCGGGCGGCTCTGATACAGTCATCGAGGCGGGTGTCAACCTGATCTCGCTGACACAGACCATCGACCCCACCGCCATAGTCACCGACCTGTATGCATACGGCGCGAGGATAGGCGACACGCAGGAGCGCATCAGTCTGCCGAACGCGATATACAGCGACAGCCGCAGACAGCTTGCGGGCGGCAGAGTGGCAGGCACAGTCATTTTTGATGACATCACCGACAGGTCGGCGCTTCTGGCGGCGGCGCAGGAGTACTTCGAGGGCATGAAGCCCATACGCAAGCAGTACAAGATAACTGCCGCCGATCTCTCGCTGGTAGACCGAAATTTTGAGGAATTCAGGCTGGGCTACCAGTACCGCTCCAAAAATGCGCTGATAGGCGTTGACGAAGTCGTGCGGCTCATCGGCATACAGATAAAGATAGAGGACAGGACGAAGAACACCCTGACTTTCGGGGACAAGTTCGACACGCTGACCGCTATGACCTCAAAGAAGTCGAAGAGCTTGCAGTTACAGCTTGACAAGACCCCATCGCTGATACAGTCGGTGGTGGAGCATCAGAGTGAGATAATACGCGGCGTTGAGGGCGGTTATCGCTATGACAGGCTTTCCGCTGACGGCAAGCCCCTTGAGACCATCTACATGAACAGCCCCGATGTGAACACGGCTACACAGGCGCTCCGCATCAATCAGAACGGCTTAGGCTTCTGGAAAAAATCAACGGGCGGCGGCACGCCCCTCACGGGAAACTACGACTACGCATGGACCATAGACGGCATACTGAACACCGCGTACATTACGGCTCAGACCA